AATCCATACTCCGCGAGCCTACTCCATAGCAGCGCCTCGGTCAATTCTTTGTCCGACCTGTTGGATCGGTTGTTAACTGCTATGGTGTCAGCCCAAGCAATTTGCAGGCGTACTGGTGGCTCCGTGTCAATACGGACGTTATAAAACTTTTGCGCTGTCTCTACTGTTGTGATGGTGGCAAGATCGCCTTGGTTGTTTGTTATTGTTCTCATGTCAAAAGTTCTCCGTCGGTTGTGTAGTAGCCAGTAGGGCCAAAGCTCTCTGCTATTTTTTGAAACTTGTCAGCGTAGTTACCGATGCTGTAACTGTAGACTTTGGGACGATCCCAGAAGCCGGTGCCGTGACCATTACGTGACAGGTAGAAGTCATGCGCTGCCTGTTGTCTGTTGTCATCATTCAAATAGCAGTCAATACGCGACAGGAACGCTAGACAGTCTATTGTGGCCTCTCTGTGGCAATCTTCGTCAAGTTCTTGTGGTTCAATGTCAGCCACCCAAAATGCTGTGTCTAGATATTGCTCCAAGAATGCTGATTCTTTGTCTGTCAGTGTGATTGTTGTCATGCTGTTTGCTCCATTGTTGCTGTTGTTAAAAGTCTCTAACCATCACGCCGCCATTATCCAAGAATAACAGCAAAGTGTGATCGTTTAAGTCGTCAGCAGTTTGTATCTCGTTGCTGTATTGGTCGCAGGCTTCCTCAACGCTGTCGTATTCTGACCACTCACAGCACAAAGCGATCACGTCGAGGTGGATGTCCTCCCCTATGTCCTCGGAAAACTCGTCAAAGTACTTAAACAGGGCATCAAAACCCCAGCGGCTGAATTGCTCGCCTCTACCGTAACTTTGGAACTCATGGCGCAACTCGTCGCCGTTGTACATTGGTGCTACTAACATGTGTCTATCCTCTTCTTCTGTTGTTGTGTTTGGCTAAATGCTGCCACTGATGCGCTCTGATGTAAACCAAAGCGCATCTATGGAGCACTAGGCGGTGGCTTCCGCTATCTTTTGCTCTTGAGTCTCTATTTGATCCTGTAGCAACTCAATAATTACCCTGAGATTTCTACCGTTTACTCTTGTCTTCATCGCTAAATCACGGAGGCAATCAGAGTAGTAGGAAGACCCAGCCCACCCATAAGCAAGGGACATCCCTGTCTTAACAACGCCTTCCTTCATTAGTTCATGTATACGGTCGTTGTTCTTAATACGGCGGCTTTCTAAGCCATTGGGGTTAAAGTAGTGAAACTGAGCCACTTGTTTGTTATTAGCCAATCCTTTGTCGCTTGTGGCTTCCTGAGTTACGTACATGTAGGTGCTGTAGTGGCCCATCTTGTCGGTCTCCGTTGTTGTCTTGTTGTGGGTATTATAATTATTCAGCCAAATCTTAAACGCAAGCGCATAAGTTAGACAGTAGTTAGACATTGGTATTGCCTTATTGGGTACTACACTAGCTCACACTCTTCAGCATTCTCAAGCACACACAAGCAAACCGTTAGGCTCAGTCTCTCTCAGGTAGACTTAAGCAAACTGTTGTACTCTGGGGCGCACCTAAGTCTAACCGTTAGCGCCCGGTGGTGCGCCTAAGTCTAACTGTTGTACTCTGGGGTGCGCCTAAGTCTAACTGTTGTGCTAAGGTGCGCCTAAGTCTAACTGTTGGGCTAAGGGTGGGCTAACAGATCGGGTACGGGGAGGGGCTGTGGCGCTGATGAATAATTGTAGTAGGCACTCAAGTTCTCAAAAGTAGAATTTAGAAAACAACAGTAAATTAATAAAAAAGTAAGCATTTACTAACCTATGTAACCCCTTGTTAACACAAGTAAACTTAAAACTTTGACTGAGTCAAGAAAATAACAGTAAAAAGTGCTTGACAAATGCTAAAAAGTATGCTATAATAAAGAGGTATCTTAAGAAACATTAAGGCAATACATTATGGATAATCAAAATGATCCTCCTAAGAGAAAGCGAGGTAGACCTAGGAAGGGTGAGATAGTTGAGAAGACTACTGGCTCTAGGGGAAAGGTAGGTCGGCCTAAAGGAGATGCTTCAATTATCAATGAGTACAAGGCTAGGATGTTAGCTTCTCCTAAGTCTCGTAAAGTATTAGATAGTATATTTGATGCAGCACTTAATGATGACCATAAGAATCAAGCAGCAGCTTGGAAGCTAGTTATGGACAGGATGTTACCCTTAAGTTACTTTGAAAAGGATAGTGCTGGTGGTAGGCAGTCTGTACAAATTACTATCTCAGGTGTCCCTAGTACCATCTCATCACAGAATAATGACAACTCCAATGACCCCATTGAAGGAGAGTACACCAACAATGACGTTTAAGCACTTCAGTAGAGATGAGTTTGCTTGTCAAGCCACAGGTGAGAATGAAATAGAGGATGAGTTAATATATGCCTTGGATGAACTTAGAGAGCACTGTGGTTTTCCTTTTGTTATCACAAGTGGCTATAGATCACCTGACCACCCTATTGAGTTAGGTAAGAAAAAACCGGGTACACATGCACAAGGCATAGCAGCGGACATAGCTGTGTCTTCAGGCTTACAAAGGTACACTATAGTAAAAAATGCTATTAAGTTAGGCTTTACTGGTATTGGTGTTGCCGGAGGCTTTGTGCATGTGGACATTAGAGCTACTGATACACCTGTAATGTGGACGTATAGTTAGTGCTTACTAACAAAGAGTATAAGAAAACTTTAGCACAACAAGAAGATCTAAACTGGGACGGAGATCCTGATTTAGATGCTGAGTATGAGTGTGAAGAAGAAAAAGACCTAGATGAGTTAGTAGTTAAATACTTTTATGACTGATCTTAACATACAACTACTGGATTGGCAGCAACAAGTATGGGAAGACCCTACTAGATTTAAGATTGTAGCTGCTGGTAGACGTACAGGTAAGTCCAGACTAGCTGCTTGGATGTTGATTGTTAATGCTCTACAGGCAGACAGAGGCCATGTGTTCTATGTAGCTCCAACACAAGGACAGGCCAGGGACATCATGTGGCAAACACTATTGGAGCTGGCGCACCCTGTTGTAACTAATGCACACATAAATAACCTACAGATTAAGTTAGTCAACGGTGCAACCATCAGCCTCAAGGGTGCCGACAGACCAGAGACTATGCGTGGTGTGTCACTAAAGTTCCTAGTGATGGACGAGTACGCTGACATGAAGCCTGAAGTCTTTGAGCAGATCCTTAGACCTGCCTTGGCTGACCAAAAGGGTGCTGCACTGTTCATTGGTACACCTATGGGGCGTAATCACTTCTACGACCTGTACAAGTACGCAGAGCTAGAGGACGATGAGTCCTACACTGCATGGCACTTTACAAGCTATGACAATGAGTTGTTAGACCCAGATGAGATTGACCTAGCTAAGAAGTCTATGTCATCCTACGCATTCCGTCAAGAGTTTATGGCATCCTTTGAAGCTAGAGGCTCAGAGATGTTTAAGGAGGAGTGGGTTAAGTTTGGTGAATCACCGGAGATAGGTGACTACTACATAAGCATTGACTTAGCTGGCTTTGAGGACGTAAGTAAGAAGAGAACTAAAAACTCTAAGCTGGATGAATCAGCTATTGCTGTTGTGAAAGTAAATGAGAATGGCTGGCACTTAGAGAACATGATATATGGTCGCTGGGACTTAGCAGAGACAGCTAGAAAGATCTTTGAAGTTGTTAGAGACTACAGACCTATCAGTGTAGGTATTGAGCGTGGTATCTCCAAGCAAGCTGTGATGTCACCTTTAATGGACTTGATGAAGCAGCGTGGTAGATTCTTTGTTGTAGAAGAACTAACACACGGTAACCGTAAGAAGACAGACAGAATCATGTGGGCGCTTCAGGGTAGATTTGAGAATGGTCAGATTACTCTAGGGCAAGGAGAGTGGAATAGTAGATTCATGGATCAGTTATTCCAGTTCCCTGACCCGTTAACACATGATGACCTTGTGGATGCCTTTGCGTACACAGACCAACTAGCTAAAGTAGCTTATTCATATGACTTTGAGATTGATGATCTTGAGGTCTTGGATGCAGTAACAGGATATTAACATGCCCGGAAAAGGATTATACAGTAACATTCATGCCAAACGTAAGCGAATCAAGGCCGGTAGCGGTGAAACGATGCGTAAGCCCGGTAGTAAAGGCGCTCCTACCGCTAAATCGTTCAAGCAAGCAGCCAAAACAACCCGAAATAGAAAATTACGAAGGGGCCGGTAATGGATTACGGTGACAATGACGTTCTGTCTAGCGACGAACACCTAGAAAACTGGGTAATGGCTAAGTGTGACTCGTGGCGAGATCACTATGAGTCCAATTATGCAGAAAGATTTGAAGAATTCTACC